ATTTCGAGTTTTGAATCCTATTGAAAGTGATAGTCTGTTGCACCCTGAGGATGCTAAGGATATTGAGAATCGTAAGCGTCTCCCTAATGATTGGGTAGACACTCACGTGAAGAATCCGGACGCAGAGGATCCAGGTACTGCGACGCTTGAGCAATTGACTGAAGTGGCGGCGGCTAACAGTTATACGATTGAGTATGTAGGAGAAACAACTTCGCGAACATTCGGTACAGTGTTACACAATGGCGCGTTGTTAGTTCCCCGTCATGCGCTTGTGGAAACTGGAGCTACTGAGATTCGTATGATTCGAAAAGCAAAGGTTCCATGGAGTGTGACGATTGGATTGGACAAAGTGAATGTTAAGATGATAGAAGGAAAGGATCTCGCCGTTATATACAGTGCGAAGATTCAAGGACGGAATTTGTTGAAACATTTGCGTGATAAAGAAGGTGACACTAGTTACTTCTTTTCTATGAGTACTACGGGTAGATATGTGTATCGTGATGGTGATCGAACACACATAGATGAAACCCGGATGTCTTATAGTCCACGTATCCTTACAACTCGAGGAGGAACATTTCCTGGGTGGCAATATCGTTTGCGAGAGCCTTCCTTTCAGGGAGCTTGTGGCGCTGCTTTGCTTGTTATGAGCGGGCGCCGAGCTATCTTTGGAGGAATTCATCTTGGTGGACGAGGCAACACAGGAGGTGGTGGTTCTTTCACAGCTGAAGATTTTGACGAAGCCCGAAAACACTTCGAACACTTACCCGATCTGGCGGATGCAGGGAAGTATCACGAAGTGATTGAAGGGGAGAAACATGCTGATTTAGGTGCAGAAATACCCAAAACTCACCCGATTAATTTCGTGGCGATGGATGGGCCCGTAGAAGTTCTTGGCACCGCAACTGGAGAGTGCACAGCATATTCCTCTGTGAAACCCACTATGATTTCGCATTCCGTCGCCCGTGTGACGGGAATTCCGAATGAGTGGGGAGCACCAAAGTTGAATCCATGGTACAATGCCTACCATTTAGACTTGACAAAACGAGGATCCCAACCCAAGGGATTCAAAGTGAGTGAACTGCAGGCGGCAGTGTTGGACTTTACAACTAATTTTGTTTACGAGTTCAACAAGGCTTCTCCCTCGGTGAAGGAGTCTCTCATTCGCTTACCTCTGAGCAAATATGAAACATTATTCGGCGTGGATGGCGTTTCCTTCATTGATAGGATGAAGTTTGCAACTGCCATCGGATGGCCATTCAGAGGTCCTAAGAGCAAGTTCTGTGAATTGGATGAAAATGGTGAAATCATTGATTTTAAACCATGGGTGTGGGATGCTGTCTTCAAGGCGAAAGAAGCATTACTTGCCGGGTTTCGAATCAATGCCACTTACAAGGCGCAAATCAAGGACGAGATCACTAAATTGTATAAGGATGATGGGTCTGAAAACGATAAGGTGAGAATCTTTACTTGTGCTCCTATTGTGCTTCAACTCTTGCTACGAATGTATTTTCTTCCAGTAGCTGCTCTATTATCAACTTTCCCGTTGGTGTCTGAGTGTGCTGTTGGAATTAATGCTTCAGGGCCGGACTTTGACGAGCTTATTCGTCATTTAGCCCCCAGCAAAGAGACGAAGTTGATTGCCGGAGATTTCTCTAAGTTCGACATTGGAATCTCCGCTGATGCAATGGGAGCTGCTTTCCAGGTGATGGCGAACCTGGCTGAGCGCTGTCTTGACTATAGCAAGGAGGACATTCGCATGATGTCCATGTTGGCAAATGAAGTGATGAATCCTGTGGTTGCGTACCATGGAGCATTGCTGCAGTTATCCGGTTCTAATCCTTCGGGACAGAACATGACTGTTTATGTCAACAGCCTTGTGAACAGCTTGTATCATCGATGCGTATACAGACGTATATGTGGCGCATCAAACCGACGCTTCAGTGACGTGTACCGCCTGACGACGTACGGTGATGATAGCTTGGGTGCCCCAATGCCCGAGATTCAAGATAAGATGACCTTTAATACCATTAAGGCCGCTTTTGAAGAAGTTGATATCAAGTACACACCGGCAGACAAATCGGATAATGCACCCGATTTTGTTTCTCTTGAAGAGGTGGACTTCCTCAAGCGCAAACCAGTTTTCAATGAAGAGTTGAAGATGTGGATGGGAGCGCTTGACATTAAGTCCATTGTCAAATCCCTGCATTGCAGTGCCAGTTCTACCCTGCCACCTGACGCGGCAGCGATTGTGAATTTGGACAATTCCATCAGAGAAATGTTCAACCACGGTCGCGAGTCGTATGAAGATTGGAGGAAGAAAGTGGGCCTGATTGCAGATGATCATAACCTGCGCTACGACTTGTCGTTGCTGGGATATGATTTCGATGCGTACCTTGAGCGATATAAAGCTCGGTACCTTCGAGACCAACTTTAGTCGGTTATTTAGACAATGCACAGGGGGTTTTACCAACTCTCCCCTCGTGTAGATGACAATGCCGCAATTTTGAAAAGATGAGGACTCACGTGCATTTTTGATGCAGCAGCACGTGTTTTAATATATGTATTACCCAAAGTTACGAAAATTTACAATTAATAAAGTGGGCTCTGCACGACAACCCACTGGTGAAGAAGCAATACCTCCTTATTCTCGAGGAAGTAACCCAGCTTCGTTTGGAACTACGCCAATTAAAAGGTCGAGCGGACCGCATCGATAAGATGTTTGGCAGATTGGAACTCCTACTAGGGGAGGATAAACCCCTGGAATCCCACTCCGAACCCGTGGTGTCGGCCGAAGGTGAAACCGGTCAGCACCAGATCACTTCTTTTACAGATTTAGATCCAGGTTACGGAGTGACCATTAAGGGAAGCAAAGATGCAACATTTGACACAGTTCAAGCAGAAGATTCCGGATTGGCCTCATTTCTGATGAGACCTACTCGGATCTACGAAACGACCTGGGACAATACTACTAGTCCAGCTGTCAATGATTCATTTAACCCATGGAAATTATTCTTTGAAAATACGACAATAGCAGACAAAATTCGATATTATAACAATTTGTCTTGTAAGCTTCACGTCAAGTTTGTCATTAACGGTAATTCTTTTTTATATGGACGAATCATGTGCTCCTATGAGCCATTGCATACGTCTAATCAGATACCGTTGGGCAACTTCAATTTCAACGATTTTATCCTACGCTCCCAACGCCCAAAGCTCTTGTTGAACCCTACAACAAATGAAGGAGGAACTATGGATTTACCATTCATGTTCCCCAAGAATTACATGAGCATACCCAATTCCGATTGGAAAGATATGGGCGAAATTTCGTTGTCGGACTTAAATCCACTGGAACACGCTTCAGGTTTGAATGGCTCTGCCAGCATCACCGTTTACGCGTGGGCCTCGGATGTTGTTCTGACGACTCCAACTGCGCTGGAATCGCAGTCTAAAAATATGTCCGCCGGAAAGAAGAAGAAGACTATGTCCACAAGCAAGTCTTCCAAATCAGATGAATATGGTATGGGAATCATTAGTAAACCAGCTTCAGCTATTGCTGCAGGAGCTGGTTGGCTTTCGAATTTACCTGCCATAGGCCCCTATGCCCGGGCCACTCAAATGGTTGCTTCCGGAGTTGGGCAAGCAGCATCGCTGTTTGGATATTCACGACCACCTGTCATAGAGGGTCCGTGTGTTTCCAAATTGATGTCATCGTCACCATTCGCTAATACCGATAGACATGACACAGTGATGAAGCTGTCCTTGGATTCCAAGCAAGAGATGACCATTGATCCACGTGTCGCCGGCGCAGACGGCGAAGA